TCTACATGGAGTTGTTCGGCTACGCTGGTCACCTGAACAGGTTGCAGCGCCGCTCGCGCGCGCGACATGGAAAGGCCACGTAGTTCAGCGCGTTACACGCAGACCGCGTTGCTGCGCATTCGCCCTCAATCGACCATGGGTCATCGCATCGAGAACCGGTGCGCACCGACACCAGCAGAGGGCGATATGGCCAACAAGACCGACAACAAGAAGCTGCGTTCGAAGTTCTTCCGCGTAGCCGTCGAAGGCGCAACCACCGATGGCCGCGTGATCGAGCGCCAGCACATCGCAGACATGGCCGCTTCCTACGACCCGCAGCTGTATGGTGCCCGCATCTGGGTGGAGCATCTGCGCAGCCTGATGCCCGATGGCCCGTTCAAGGCATACGGTGACGTCCTGGCCGTGAAGGCCGAGGAAGTCGATGTGGGCGGCGTCAAGAAGCTGGCCCTGTTCGCGCAGATCGAGCCGACCCCCGCGCTGGTGGCGATGGTCAACAACGACAAGCAGAAGCTCTACACCAGCATCGAGATTGCCCCGAAGTTCGCCGACACCGGCAAGGCATACCTGCAGGGCCTGGCGGTTACCGACACCCCGGCAAGCCTGGGCACCGAAATGCTCGCCTTCGCGGCACAGCATCCGGATGCAAACCCGCTGGCCGGTCGCAAGATCGATGCCGACAACCTGTTCACTGCCGCCGAAGAGGCGCAGATCACCTTCGATGAAATCGAGCAGCCGGCACCGCGCAAGAACACTCTGGCCGTGCTGCTTTCGGGCTTTGGGCTGCTCGGAAAGCCAGCCGCCGCGCCCGAGCCGAAGGACGACGACACCGATACCGCCAAGTTCGGCCAGCAGTTGCTTGACGTTTTCGCCGCCCAGGACGACCGCATCGAGAAGCTCGCCGCAGAGAACCAAGGCCTGACCGCGAAGGTGCAGGCACTCTCCGCGCAGGTTGCATCCGTCCGCGAGACGCTCGACAGCACGCCCCAGACCTTCGCGCAGCGCCCACCGGTCGCTGGCCCCGGCGGCAGCAAGGCCGGCGACGCCACCGACTGCTGATCCCCTTCTGCCCCCACCTAACGGAGCACCCCTATGCGTACCGAAACCCGCACCCAATTCAGCCAGTTCACCCGGCGAGTTGCCGAACTGAACAACGTCGAGACCGCCAGCCTGGCGTTCTCGGTTGAACCGTCCGTGCAGCAGACCATGGAACAGCGCATCCAGCAGAGCAGCGCGTTCCTCTCTGCGATCAACATGCCCGGTGTGATCGACCTCAAGGGCGAGAAGATCGGCGTCGGCGTCAACGGCACCATCGCCGGCCGCACCGACACCAGCGGCGACGCCGAGCGCACCCCGGCCGATGTCACCGCACTGGACAGCTTCGGCTACGAGTGCGTGCAGACCGACTACGACACTGCAATCCCCTACGCACGCCTTGACGCCTGGGCGCGTCAGCCGAACTTCCAGACCTTCGTGCGCGATTCGATCATCCAGCGTCAGGCACTGGATCGCATCATGATCGGCTTCAACGGCACCAGCGTCGCCAAGACCACCAACCGGGCCACCAATCCGCTGCTGCAGGACGTCAACAAGGGCTGGCTGCAGAAGTACCGCGAGCATGCCGCCAAGCGCGTCATGGCGAAGGGCAAGACCGATGGCGTCGTGCAGATCGGCGGTACCGACAACGCGAAGCGGGACTATGCGAACCTCGATTCGCTGGTGATGGACGTGGTGTCCTCGCTGATCGAGCCGTGGCACCAACAGGATCCGGGCCTTGTCGTAGTGCTGGGCCGCGACCTGGTGTTCGACAAGTATTTCCCCATCATCGACAAGGACAACGCGCCCACCGAACAGCTGGCCGCTGACCTGGTGCTGGGCACCAAGCGCATCGGCGGCCTGCAGCCGGTCATCGTGCCCTTCATGCCAGCCAACGCGCTGATGGTCACCTCCCTGGACAACCTGTCGCTGTACTGGCAGATCGGCGGTCGCCGCCGCTACATTCAGGAACAGCCGCAGAAGAACCGCATCGCCAACTTCGAATCGTCCAACGACGACTACGTGGTCGAGGACTACGGCCGTGGCGCGGTGGTCGAGAACATCAAGGTCGGGGACTGAGCCAATGGCCGATAGCCCCGCCAAGCGCCACCTGCAGCGCGTCGCCGCCGAGGAAGCGGCGGCGCGCTCGGCCGGCAGCGCCCTGATGGAAGGAACCACCGAATACCAGCAGATGCTGCTGCAGCTCTCCCACGACCGCGCCCGCCTGAAACAGATCCAGTCCACCCAATCCAAGGCGGCGCTCAAGGTGGCCTTGCTCCCGACCTACGCGCCGTACGTCGAAGGCGTAGTGGCCGCCAATCAGGGCGGTGCTGACCTGGTGGTGTCCACCATCATGCTGTGGTGTCTGGACGCGGGCGAGTATTCCCAAGGGCTGGATCTGGCCGAGTACGTCCTGGCCCATGGCCTGCCGATGCCGGATGAGTTCAGCCGCACGGCTGGGTGCGTGGTTGCCGAAGAAATCGGCGTGGCCGCGCTCAATGCCCAGAAGACCGGCGCTGAGTTCGATCCGGCGGTGCTGACCCGTGCGATGGAACTGACCGAGGGCCAGGATATGCCCGATCAGGTCCGAGCCCGGCTGCTGCTGGCTCGCGCACGCGGCCTGCTTGCAACCGGCACCGAGGCGGCGCCGTTGGATGCTGAGGCTATGTCCACGGCGATTGATGATCTGCGCCGGGCCATCCAGTTGCACGACAGCTGCGGCGGCAAGGAAGACCTCAAGCGCGCCGAGCGCCTGCTGAGGAAGATCGAGGGTAATCAGTCCGACGACTGACCCTCACACCGAGCGTACCCCGCGACCCCGCCGGCTCGGGGCCGATCACCAGCATCTCTCCCTGGTGTGACGCCCCGACCACCGGCGACCTATCGAGGCAACCATGAGCAGCTTCACCGCCAACACGTCACCTG